AAGTCGTAGCGGAAGGTCACTTCGACAGTGGAGAAATCGTTCGTAGCGTAGTTCTTCTCCGAGAATCTAACACCTGTGGGATACACACCATACATTTCAATAAAAGCGTGCGGATCATTGGTGTTATCAAGCTCAAGAATTGTCATCTTCGTCGCTTTGAACGACTTGTTGCCCGCGCCACCAGGAGCAGCCAACTTTGTCATGTCACCAGTCATCGGATCATAGATGGTCTTGAACCAGTTCCAGAGGGCAGGCGTTGTCTGCGATAACAGTTGGTTATCAAAGGTGACAGTGACAGCCTCAGGAGAGAACTTGCCAGGGTAGTACATCTTGTCATTGAGACGGTCAACGACAATGTCATCGACAGCACCACCCACGGGGCTCACTTGCTTCGCAGCAGCGGTGAGAACTTGCTGAGTGTTAATGAACTCAGCCGGAACTCCGAAGAACTTAACTTCGAATTGATACGAGCGGACAGAGTCGAGCTTGGTAGAGATCTTAGGAAGACTTCTACCCGGCTCAAAGTTTGCTCTGTACTCATTTTTTAAGTAACTATCTACCATGGTTATTATTAATTAATGGTTGCCGATTGATTTGTGAGATTGACCTCGAAGACGATCGTCTCAGCAGCCTTAGTAGGCTTGATCGTTACAGAGACCCAAAGCTCATTTCTATCTACTCTCGCAGGAGTGTTCGTTGTGGAATCACACTTGACAGCACCCTCAATGATGGCTCGTCTCGCTAACAGATCGTCGAGGAACGGGTTGATCGAATCCTCAACAAGCTCCCAGGTAAACTGATCGTTCGGCTCGAACTGGAATGGTTTACCAAGCTCAAGAAGAACCTTGCGGATGTAGATCATCAACCTGCGAACGTTGACTCGATCAAGGGCAGTTGGTGTTCTTTGTGTGGTCTTCTGACCGAAGATTGTAATGCCCGTGGTCGGATCATTTGTAATCGGGTTAATCGAGTTAGAGTACAGAGAATCCTTATCACCCTGATTAAGCTTAACCTCTGTATCAGTCGGTTTGGTTAAGCGACCCCTTCTAAAGCCAGCAGGAGCGAACCACGGATCTGACACGGCATCAGTAAAGACATACTGTCTAGCCGCAAAGATTGACGGATCGTAAAATTGTTCAGCACCAGCAAAGGCGTTAAAGACTTGCACATGAGGCCAGTAAACGGCAGCGTAAGATGAGTTAAGAGCCGCCGCTCTAACATCTTGAGATGCACCATTAACCCAGTTAACAGCATCTTGAACTTCTTCAAGACCAAAGGGAGGTGCGACAAGAGCAATGAAGTTTTTGGAGGTTTCAGCCAAAGTAATGAAGGCGTTCTGAACGGTCTCATCAGTCACCCCTGGGACGAGTCCAATAGAGATGTTCAGACCGTCATCGTCAAGTGCGTAAATGCCGGTCTTCTTAGCAGCAGTTCCAATTAGATCAGTCTCAGTTGTTGCCCCACTTCGACCACCCGCAAAGTTGTAAGTGCCTTCGATGGGCTTAACAAATCTTGGGGTTGCCGCAGTGTTGTCTTCAGCATGTCTACCGCCCGCAAAGTGAGTCGCAGTAACCTTGGAGCCAAATCGGTTGGGGGCAGCGTAAGCAACCTCACCACTTGTTTCGAGTTCAGCAAAGACATACTCCGACTGGTTATTGGCCACCGTGCTATTAAGCACAAACTCAACAGAGTCATTACTAGAGGGGCTAAGTTCCAAAGCGTTAAAGGATTCAACCTGACCACCATCATTATTGATGGCAAATTGATCTCTAACTGAAAGGTTATTAACTTCAACGGAGATACCTTGAGTACTACCATCTCTCAAGCCGCTAAGGTTGTAGCCCGCGCCAGGGTAGATCGAGTAAAGGTTAAGCCCGACGTTGTTAGAGGTGAAACCCTTCGTAGTAATGTTCTGAGATATCGAACCAGGACCGCTCGCATTACCTGCACTATCAAGAGCCGAGAACGATATCCCCCCTAAAGCTCCACTCTCGTGATTCGTGGAAGAGACCTGAAGCGTGGCACCTGAGCCAGCGAACCTAGAGGCTAAGAAGATATCAGTCCCATCAACGTGAGCGAACACATTCTGGTTACCTAATACGTCTGGGTTGAAAGCGTTCTTGATGATGTCAGCCGCTGTTGTGAACGATGTGGAGCTTACAAGGTTAACTGTCGCTGTGACCTCTGTGCTCGTGGTATTGTCAGTGATAGCGTAGTAAATCGAAGAGGTGTTGGTGCTCGGAACATAACCACTCACAAAGACAGCAGGAGAAGCTCCCACCGTTGCGATTGCCGAAGCGTAAGCCGAGGCGTCAGCGGTAGCAATGCCTCTAACAAAGTAAAGTTGATTGGTCGCCTCAAGAATCTCAAGAGCACCCTCAACAGCTTGACCTGCAAGGCTTGTGTCAGGAGTGCCAAAGATTCTAATCAGGTTTTCTTGGCTAGTGATGAGCGTGGGTTTGTTGACCGGACCCTTATTGGCAAAGCCAACTAAGCCTACAACGCTTGAATTAATGTTCGGTGTGTAAATCGAAACATCATTTTCAAGAACTACAACAGATGGACTGGTGGGGATTGCCATAATAAACTACTCTTATCTTGTAACTGTTTTCACAGACTTCTTGGATGTGGACGCTTTGATTTGAGGATCCTCAACAATCGACATTCTAATCATGCGACGGTGAACTAAATTCTCCACAATCCTGCAATTCCAATTATCAGGAATTTCAGCCTGTTCTCTAGGAGCCAAGAAAATACTCTTAGGACCTTCTGGCGTCCCAAAAGGGAGGCTAAGACCCTGCATACTGGTATTTTTTATGATTTTCATGTATAAGCTCCTACTATATTTACTATTCTTAAAATTTAAAACTAGTTAATTTCAGCTATCATCGATGGTTGTGTTGAAGAAGAAGTCCTTTATTTCTCCGGTGTTTGAGAAAGCAAATTTGGGGCTTGGGATGTATGTTTCTAATGTGACGCTAATAGTTTTCTGCAAAACTCTATCGCCAGTGTCAGAGGCGACAGGGCTTCCAACTTCTCTCTCACTAGCTATGAATGCTTTATTGTGAACTGAATATTGAGTTTCTATATTTAGATCGGGACTGAACAGGGAGAAAATACTAGACCTTAACATGTCCATGTCAGCTTTGTACTTACACCAAATATTTATATCATAAGTAATATTTATGGGTCTAGGGGGTAAGCTTAGAACACGAGTGGCCCGCCTTTTATCAGAATCGTAAACAGTTTCACTAACTATGTTCTGATACCTCATGCGATTGGAATCACTTTCAGTCTCAGTCTCAACGATTGTAATCATCGGCAATATAAGAGTATTATCTGCTTTAAGACGCCCCGCTATTCTTTCAGGATTTCCATGAGAGCAGTTTACCTTAATACGATTGCCATTACCGTCAATGTAATACAAGTTACCGAAGATGTGTAACATGCTCCTTAAGCTTTCTTTGTATACATTATCGATAACCGGAAGAAGTCTAGTGCTCGTCATCTCGACGATTTGGTTTCTAACATTTAAGTTATCTTTCTCACGCATTAGAATCTACCTCCTACTTGATCAGGACGATCAAAGAAGTCTTGATTATGAATGTCTTGAGTATCTCTCAGGAGCTTCGCATGAACCATTAAATGGTAAACGCCATAAGCTTCAAAGCTATCCTCTTGAACTTCAAACACTTCAAACTTCATCTCCTGGAACTCAGGTTGCAGCACATCTCCAATTGCGATGGAGCGACCCAGTAAGTTTTCAGTATACGATTTGTTGAATACGAATACTTGGTCTATCTGCATCTCCACACCGAACTGAGAGAGATTCTCTTCGATTGGGCGAGGATCGTAGTGTGCCCATAAGGTGACAGGCTCTTGTGCGATTGTTTTCTGCCTAGACTCTTGATAAATATCATCAATATCATCGGAGACAACATACTCGAACACCTTAACACGAGACCCTGATAACTTGATATTCTCAGCGTCAACCATGTTGAATAAGTTCTTATCGTTCTTCTTTTTGAACAACGATAACCTAGTATCTCTCTCCTCAGGAAAATTCGTGGGAGGCGTGTTTACCTTGAATCTAGACATTAGAAGATATCAAATAATGCGGGAGGTTCAATCTCGCTGGTAAGCTCCTCTACCAACATTTCCTTCTCTCTC